TGATTCCCGGTCATAACAATGCCCTGAATTACGTTGATGATCCCCTCGCTGTCAGCTGTATGATTGGATAACACCGCCTGACACTTAACCCCCTCATCATCTCTCATAGCTTTGATCCATGTAGCAATGGCCGTTTTATTGGCTTCCTCTCCTTCCCCATCATAGGGATAGCAGAGAGTATTGAACTGCACGGTTTTAAGGGCTGCAAGGGCCGCAGTGACGTCAGCCGCTTTGTGACTTGCTTTGAGTTTATATACCAATACGGTTTTTGCCTTCTTCAGTGCTTCCGCAGCCAGCTTCTTATCCGAGGCCGTAGCTCCGTCTGGCCATGCCGCCTCCGTTGCTGTAATTGTATACATAGCGCCGTCAGTACCCACACTCATTTCCTGCAGGATAACAACGGTTCCGCGGTCCCCCGGTGTAATAGACAGCGGTTCATTCGTCCGGATATTGATATAGGCTCCGGGCAGTACCTTATTCTGGGATTCCCATGTTCCTGCCATGGCTTACTCCTCCTTTATGTCTGTGTTTTGTGATATTGTCTGCATTGCTGTGCTGTTGTTTTCCTGATATTCCCGGTAGTCAACGTCGAAAAGGAAATGCAGGACACTATCCACAATCTTTAAGTTTCTATTTCTGATTTTGAAATCTGCCACTATAAATTCCCGGCTCAAATCCTGACCAACAAGCCAACATTCCTCATAAGGTTCTCTGCCAGTCGCCGGAAAGTATGATACGTCTACCCTGACTGAATTCTTAAGTCGGCCATTAATACCTCTGGAAGGCTCCTGCTCATAGAAGGTAACCAGAAAAGACGGTTGTGCAAAGTTCTGCGGCACATCTTCAACGTACACCTTGCACGGCCTGACTGCCTTCAATCCAGCCGCGATATTCTTATATAGTTTTTCAATCATGCCTGCTTTGCACCGCCTTTACTTCTTTTTCAAACTCCTTCACCAGTTGCTTCTCGATGTATCCCTTGGTTTTTTCCAGCACGAACGTACCTTTTACAAAACCTTTTGTTGGACCGCCTTCTTTCGTTACGATGCGATGGCCGTAATTCCAATATGTGGAATACTCTGCGGTGTTCACCAGCTCCGTCTCCACGCCTGCTTTTGTCTTCTTTGTCGGAAGCTTATGCCAGCTTTTTCGCAAGAATCCGCCAACTCCCGGATTCTTAACTTTAAAACTTACAACTTTTCTGACGCCAGGGCCATTATTCACAATGAAAGTTACTGGGTTGGGGTGATCTCCTACAGGCGTACGCCGCTTCGCATAGGCCGCACCGGCGTTTACAGCCTTGTTAAGCACCTTCTTATCAATCTGCTGGATATCCTCCACCATCGCCATAAGTTCTTTCCGGAACTGGTCAATAGCAGCCTTATTCCTACGGTAATTGCTACTACTCATGCATTATCATCTCTCTTTATTTCACACTGCCACTGATAGGTATACGGGTGGCACTCTCCCAAATCAGCCTCGATGGTCTTTCCGGTTCGCAGAGTGATCAGCAGCTGATCTCCTTCCCGAATATCCTCAGTCAGTCCACAAAATAGCTTGTGGCTGTTCACAATTGCCGGATTTGGTGCGCCGGTGGATACCTGGCCCGAAGAACTGTACCGACAGGGACGCCCAGTTGCCACGGCTGCTCTTACCTGCTTTGTGATACCATCTATTTCGACGTCTGTCCATCGGTACACATCCATTTTGGCATCATACATTCTTGCATACGGGTTTCGCATATCCTCTCAGCCTCCTGTGCCTCCTCAGACCTGCCTTATCGCTCTCAGACAGGCCATAGATACTTGCCTTCGTATTTCCCTCCGTCTGCGCCCAGGTAATGCTTCCATCGCCTTCCTTGATACTTGCAATCTCTGGATTATATCCGCTGCCTTCAGATGCCTCGTACTCGATTATTCCTCTCGCCTTTTTCCGTACAAAGGGTTCCAGAATATCCGGTACGCAATCCGGATCCAGGTTACAGTAATCGCAGACTGTCAGAATCAGATCCGAGATGATCAGATCATGGTCTTCTGTACCCAGCCGCAGATTTTGCTTTACTGTCTGCAGCATCTCATTACTATTCATTTTACACCTCCATGGATTCAATCTGCTGATGAGTCATACTGTGAAGAGCTGAATGGCGGTATTCCTGAAGCTGTGCATAAGTAGGAACGGATTCTCCTCTCAGCCTTAACTGTCCATTTGTATAGGAAGTCAGTTCAGCATTGGTTGACCTTCCCAGATATCCGTGCGTAACGACAGATACGCTCACAATAAGACGCTCTTTGACGGAAACCGGATTCCGGCTTAACTCCACAGCTTCAATCCGCACCGCCATCAGACCACCTCCATCTGCTCCCGGTTCTTAATAACCTCGTCCGCAATCATCAACGTGATTTCCAATATGTAAAGATTGCTCCGGTACGTTGGCTGAAGTTTCACGTCTACAACGCTTCCATCTTCCTCCTGGGTCACTTCACAGCTGCCTGATGCCTCTACTTCGCCATTATATATCAGTTCATAGGTGGCATCTTTAACAACAAAGTATTCTGATTTGACAGAATGGACGAAATACTTTACATGTCTGTCTTCGCCCAGAATAAAACGTATCATAATGCCACCTCCTGACATTTTGGAATCAATCGTGTAAACAGATACTCTGTAAACTGCGGCTCCATTTGATATGGCGCCTGAAGGAGCTCAAACGTATACTTTGGAAGCGGCAGCGCGTGAATACAGATATTTCCGGCATCTACGGTATAAAGCATCTTTGAAAGATACGTCTGGTTTCCTGCTTCATCTTCGGCCACCACCTCCACCACATATTCTCCGTCAGCATCAAAGGGGACCGGCACATTCCACCGGTCCTCATCTGCCTTCTGTAGTATTACTTCTACGCCATCTACCAGGCCAAATACACGTGCTACTGCCATGGTATTGCCTCCTTAGTCGGTAACCTCCACGCTGATCACATAAGTCTTACCGGCATCTACCGGATTAGGTGTGAGCGTTACGGCCTTAATCGTCGGGGCTACGGTATCGAGTGTCACTGTCCTGGTTACGGTCGTGCTCTTACCCGCGGAGTCTGTCGCCACAACTGTGATTGTGTTACCGCCAGATACCAACGTCAGAGCTTTGCTGAAGGAACCATCGGCCCCTACCGTCACGGCCTCTGCTGATCCGCTGTTAAGCTTAACCGTCACGGTTACCGGGCTGGACGTGATGTCATTGGTCGTACCGGTTACAGTGCAGGCTGCCTTATTCGTAATCAAACCATTTACCGGAGCCGTGACAGACAGTGTCGGCGGTACTGTATCGATCTTAAAGGTGACACTCTTCTGAGTAGCTGCATTCCCGTCATTATCTGCCGCATCGATCTTAATTGTGTGGCTGCCATCTGCCAAGGCTGTAGTCGGTGTATAGGTACAATCATATCCACCAGTGATGGCCGTCTTTGTAATGGCGCTGCCTGTAACCTTGCTGCCGCTGTCAATGGTAATACCGATCGTATCTGGATTGACGCCAGAGTCGTTATCTGTAACCTTCCAGCGGATCGCTGGCTTATTATTGATGATCAGTGCACTGGCCGTCGGATATGTAATCGTGATGATCGGTGCAACCTTTTCTTTTACGTGGAGCTGCAGGCTGCTTCCGAGTGTGGCATCTGTGTCATTTTTTGTGGTCACATTCCCGGCCTCGTCCGTGGCCTTGATCGTCACTGGAAAATAATGCCCGTCGTTATTGTTATAAGACGACGTGGCCGGCGCTGTAATTGTGGCCTCATATTTCTTCGAGGTACTGTTATAGGTCAGTGTGGTTGTAACACCGTTAATAACGGCCTGTACTGTCTTAACTGCCATATGTCAGACCTCCTTATCCGATCTTATGCTTAAACGCAACGATCCTGATCTGCTTCGGCTCATAGACTCTTTCATAGTTGATGGCATTCATCAGTTCCGCCTTCGTCGGAGTCTCTACATGCTCTCTGGCAAGGTCAGTCCATTTGATCCCACGTGCATGCATGATGAACGTCTTACGGTTAATCAGGTAATCTACACCGGATCCCTTCTTCTTGTCTCGATCTACTTCAGTAGCAACAAAGCCGACGGGAGAACCATTTCCGAATGCAATTGCCCCCTGGCCAAACAAATAGGTGGTATATACGCCATCTGCGACCGGACAGCCATCATCCACAATTACCCGGCGTCCCTGGTAGGTATCAAACTCAACATCAGTAGAATCCCGTTCTGTGTCGATCAGGTTATTTTTCTTCAGAAAAGCCTTTGTGGCGCTGTGCATGGCCACAGCCGTCAGCTGTCCCTGGGCGTCACCGAGCAGCTGCAAAGCATCAATAAAAGCGCTGGCACTGATCTTCTGGGCCGCGGCGGAACCCGCTGCCGAAATGTCCAGGATATGGTCTGCAAGTGGTGTTTTGGTCTCTGCTGGTTCTGTTGTAGTCTGATAGCTGCCGAACACTCCGGAAAGCACCTGGATCAGAATCTTCTGGTACTCTCTCGCCCAATATCCCGCTACCAGATCACCAATGGCGGCCATCGGGTCACTGCCGGCAAGCGCAGCCGATAAATCTGTGGCAGCCCACATATTAGCCCTGCGCACTGTCGTAGATACATCCTTGTTAGAAGTGATCTTCTTTGCAGTCAGATCCTGATCCTCGATAATGTCCTCAGAATCTCCACTCAGATCCTCGAAAAACGGCATCTGGTGGATCGGCGCCGCTTCACTGGCCAGACGGTCAAACTCTGCATTATTTGTGATAATTCCACTCTGGAAGAGTGCGGATAACTCCATGGTCCGGTTCACGACATAAGGTGTGAACAGTTCCGGTACAATGACATCGGATAATTTTGTTACTGGCATTTAATCACCTATTCCCTTTCTTATACATTGATGGTTACTCCGGCCGCGGCCGCCAGGGCCTGGGCCTGTGTCGGATTCTCTTTCAACAGCTTCCCCTGCTCTGTCAGGTTAAAGCTGTCTTTTGCAAATGGATTCTTAGCCGGAGGAGTCCCCCCGCCGGCCGGTCTATAGTCTGCCCC